GGATACGGTCCGCCCTCAAAGCCGCTGATTCTTTTCGATGTCCAGAAAATACTTGTAGGTATCCACGGTCAGCTCGCCGCAGGCCGCCTCGTCGCAGGCGATGATGGCGCCGTTGTGCATCTGAAGGGTGGAGCAGGTCCACTTCTGGCTTACGCCGCCCTCCACCGTCGCCGCCAGCGCCCGGGCCTTATTGTGCCCGTTGATGAGGATCAAGACCTCTTTGGAATCCGTCACCGTGCCGACGCCTACAGACAGGGCCTGAGCGGGGACCTTTTCCGGATCGTTGCCGAAGAAGCGGCTGTTTACGATGCGGGTATCCGTTGTGAGATCCCGCACGCCGGTGCGGGAGGCGAGGCTGGTATACGGCTCATTGAACGCGATATGGCCGTCCACGCCGATGCCGCCCAGAAAGAGGTCGATGCCGCCGTAGGAGGCGATCTTTTCTTCATAGCGGGCGCACTCTCCCTCCGGATCGTCCGTCATGCCGTTGAGAATGTTGATGTTTTCCGGCTTCATGTCTGTGAGATGGTTGAAAAAGTTGTTGTGCATGAAGTACCAGTAGCTCTGGTCATGCTCCTGGGGCAGGCCCAGATACTCGTCCATATTGAACGTGACCACGTTGGCAAAGGACAGCTCCCCCGCCCGGTTCTGCCGGACAAGCTCCTGATAAACGCCGATGGGAGAAGAGCCGGTGGGCAGGCCGAGGACAAAGGGACGGTCCTCCCCGTGCGCCTTGATCCTGGCGGCGATATAGTCCGCCGCCCACTTGCACATCTTCCGGTAATCCTCCTGAATCACTACACGCATAGCGTCTCTCTCTTTCTGCGGCGGCTGCCGCGGCACGGCATGGGATCTCCTGTTCCGCTTCTTCCGAGAGAGAAGCAGACGGGCCGTGCGGTCTCGACTTTTATAGGTTAAATTCTATTATATACCTGAACGGGGAACTTTTCAAGGCCGCCGGACTTTTTCGACATGCTGAACAGGGTGGCAGCTTGACACCCTGTTTTTTTGCACCTTGGTTTGGCCATAAAAAATTTTTTCAAGTTTTTCGAAAAATAAGTTCGCTTTCGGGCCTTGAATGTTGTAGTAGGGGGGTGAGAGGGTCACACGCCCTCCATGTACCTTGAAAACCAAATGAGCGTGACATTAAAGGCTCCGTTGATTCGCCGCAGACCATTGAGTTCTATTTCAACTTCATTGGCAAGTTCGAGGCACCGGCCACGGAGCAAGGGCCGACGCCGGAGGAGATTCTGCTGATGGAGAAACGGCAGAAAATTCGGGAGAAACGGCACGAGGCATATCTTCGCAGGAAGTCAACAGGCTGGCAGGCCACTTACTACTGGAAAAATAAGCGGGCACGGAAAGAAAAAATGGATGCAGCCAAGGAGGCCATACGTGCCGAGGATCAGGCAAAGGGCATCTATTATCACCCAAAACAAAGGAAGGAGCAGAAGGATGAAGAAGAACTTATCGCTGTGGACGCATGATGAAAACGGACTGGATTACTGCCGTTTGTGGCAGTCAGAGCATTGACGATAGTAGACATTCCACGGTCATGCGTGAATGATTTCATTCAATCTTAACACAAGTACAATTCAATGCGATTTTGAGAACCGTCTGCCAGCTATGGTGGGCGGTTTTCACATACATAGGCAACGCAATTCCGTGGTGCCTAAAGTTTATTTTTGGATCATAAGGAGGACAAAAAGATGTTTAATGCAAGACAGCTGATGATTTTCTATTTCTACGGCACGTGCAATCAGAAGGCAACGATAATTCAGTTTCAGAAGCTGAAAGAGAAAGCAAAAACAGAAGAGCCGAAGAAGGACATTCAGGATCTGATCGATTTTGTTGCAGAATACAAAGATCCAGACAACTACAGGTGGTTTTTCTGGGAGTCATGGCTTGATATTGACATGCACCGTGCAGAAGGTGAGAACAGCTTCATAGATGCAATGAAAAGCCAGTTAGAGGATATGGCGATGGAGGCTATGATGGATTTGTCTTGTCTTGGCTATTGTCTTGGCTTGTAATAAGATTAAATATATGATACATTGCAGTATTGCATGATTTTCAACGGTTTTATAAATTGGAATCATATACCGTAAAGGAAATCGACCAATATCTCTGGCAATTAGGAAAGGCGAATTTTCCCAAGAAATACTGACGGTGCGTGTATGGCAAGCGTAAAAAGAGGGCAAAGCGCCTAAACGGGGGAGACGTTCACTTTGTCAAAATAACCGTCAAAATAACCCCCCCTCCCTGGCTCGCCCTTCCCTTAATTGAACAAAAATATCAATTTGCTTATTTACTAAAGATTTCGGCCTAGTTCTAGGCTAAATGCACAAATGTGCACGAAACCAAGAATATACTTCTATTTCAGTTTACCATTAAATTTTAGGCTTTATTATCTATTATTTTTTAGGAACTTGTATCCTACGGGGGTCTCCTACTAAACATTTTATCTTGAAATACTGCATACGTTCTAGACATGTGCAAACAACTTCTACTATGACACGCAAAGTGACCTTTGGTGTCACTCAGCACAGTTAACATCAAGAGAGTTAACTGTGCTGAGTGTACGCCTAATGTAAATGGACGTACAGTCGGAGACCCACGGCGTTTAAACCGTGGGTCTCTTTTGGCGGCTAACGCCGCTTTTTAAGAAAAAATTTCTTTTATGATTTTTAGAGTAGCGGCCGTGACTACGGACAAAGACAAAACCATGATGATACTCTCCATACTTAACCTCCAAACATTTTAAATAGACTTTCAAGCGACAAACCAAGATTTCCTGCGACCTGATTCAAGAGAGAACCGTTACCAAAGTGAACGGCCTTATCCCAATTGATATCAGAAGCATACTTAGAAGCGTCATAGGACTTATCAGCTGCATACTTAGTACCAGACAAATGTTGATCGGCAGAATACCGAGTAGCGGCAGAATTAACCGAAGAGCCAAAGATAGACGCTAAAGCAGCCTGACCAGCGGCATAACGAGTGGCAGAAGAACTCATAGCGGCGGCATCACGAGTAGCACCGGCATGAATGCCAGCTTGCTTAATACCGGCGGCGGCAGAGATCTGGGCAACGATATGTTCCATAGCGGTGTATTTGTCTGCAACGGCTTCCTGTGTACGGGCGTTTATATTTGCACTCTGTAGCGCCGTCTGAGCGCCCAAGATGGAGCCAAGCAAGTTAGCAATAGCACCAGAAGCGGCTGTATCTGCGTCGGCCTTAGAACCGCTTCCAAGAGACGCAGAAGCAGTTGCACCAGAACCAACGGCAGCGCCGTTACCATTCATAGCAGAGAGAACAGGATTTAGACCAGCGGCCATCAAGTCACGGACTTCTCTTTGATGGGCAGTATTAGACATCATTTCTTGCCACTGACGATTTTTAGCGGCCTCGGCGGCGTTAAACTCCATCTGTTTAGCAGTCATTTGCTCTGTCCAATCACGTTGAACTTTCGCCTGCTCAGCATTAAAAGCAGAATTAGCTTGTGCAACACCTTTCAAACCGGCAATCTGATCAGCGGCACGGTTAACAGCCGGAGCGGCTCCGACACCATCCATTTCATAAGCGGAAGTAGTGGTACCAAATGCCATTATAACAACTCCTTTCAGAAAAAACAAGAGGGGGCAGAAGCCCCCTCTATGAATCAGTGATGATCAATCAGGCCGGGGACACTGTACATGGGCATAGGCCGTGTACAATAGTTCTTCACGTAGATATCAGCAAAGAACTGATTACTAACAGCAGATGTGACAGCCAAAACACGATCAATGTTTGCCTTGTCCTCTCTGATCCACGAATCAGATAAAGAAGGAAGGTTGCTGTAATCATCAGCCAGATGCCAAACGTCCAAAGACTGAGCATACGCAGACCTCATTTCTCCGGTCACCATATTGGGCTTGTAACGATATTCGGCCCAGGCTTCTTGATAGCCAAAAACCTCGTTATCCTTATCATTGCCTTGTGCAAAGATTTCTTTGTTCTTGATAGCCTGTTCACCGATATTAGCAAAAACGGGCCAGTAGAAATCAAACTTATCCTTGCGAGACCAGAGCCGGTTAAGGCCCTGCTGATAAGTGTGGTCATAACGAGCGACCATAACGCCAATGATCAAGCCGTGCTCTGTGAAAGACTTGGTAAAGTCGGAATGTTTGTCGGTGGTGAGAGACTGACCAACAACAGTACCTTGCGGCGTACCGGAAGATTCAGTACCAGACTGCTGAACAATCTGATTGACATTGATAGGAACTCTGTTACCACCGAGATATTCAGGACGCTGAAGCCGAGCATCGGGAGAAGTCACACCGAAGAAAGACCGGACAACTTCCGTATAACGAGAACCGCCACGGGCCTGCTGTTCATAAAATTTCTGAATCTGGAAAGCCAAACGCAACTGGTTAATGGTAGCGGCGGCGGCGTTACCGTCAGCAACGGCCCAAAGATTGGCCGGGATAACATCACTCACACCGTTAGCACCAGTGTTGAACTCCTTAAGCATAG